TGCCATATCAGCAGTAGCCATATAATCTACTGTCATGTCTTCTTTGTAGACATGAGGATTGTAGATAAACACTTTATCATCACTTGACCAATGTTGTCTCCATGTAGGTTCAGCACCTTCGTCAAAATCTAGAATAAATACCCAATGAGTATCTCTTTCTTCTTCTGTTCGACAATCAATTGATAGTCCTGTTTTACCAGTTCCAGGGTCTCCACTAATACCACATAATAGATAACCAGATTGTTGGTCAATTAGTTTCTTTCGTTGCATAAAGGCTTCACGCTTTGCATTAATAAATGCGTTCTTAGCGTCCTCCTTTACGGCTTTTTCGTTCAGTCTGCTTGCTTTTCCTTGTTTTCCAATTCCCATTGTTTTCACCATTCCGTTTTATTTGTAGTTTTTTCGTTGGGGTCTACACCCAATGCTTCTAATTCATCATCTATTAATTTAAGAGACTCTAGAATCGTAGTTCTAATTTCTAATAAAGTTCCGATAATCAGTTTTCTGTCCTCAGCCACATTAGCCAATAGATTCTCCATTTCAGCCTCTAGCATTTCCAAAGGTGTAACCATTATTCATCACCTTCAAAATATGCTTCCAATTGCTTCAATTGATTCTCATGAACCATGCGAGAGAACATCTTTCCACTTTTCATATGAAATCTTACATTGTAATTGTCCATATGTTCGTCGTTTTCTTTCCATTCGATACTTTCCACTTCGGTCATATCGAGTAATATTTCGTTTAATTTTACAATCATTTTTCTTTCTCCTTTTTGTATAGGCTTCGCACCCACACGAATGTCATTCAACGGCTACTGCGTCTTTTAACTGTCATAAATTGCAGTAAAGACTTACAGTATGAGTCTAAAGTTCATCCAACCTCTCAGAAAGTAGCAAAAGTGCTGATGCCCAAAGACCGACAAAGATACCTAAGTCATGGTCATGTAGAGCATAAATAGCAATACTACCAACAATCGAAACTAGACTACTTACCAAACCAATCTTTCTGTAATTCATTCAAATCACCAAAAGGTTAGGTCTTCTCCTGCTTCTTCAACTTCTTCAACTGCACCCATTGATGTTCTTACATAAACACCGTATAGGTTAATTGAAACAGGATTGTATTCACCTTCAATTGGCATTCCATCATCATCCTTCTTTTGAGTCTGATTTGTTCGACCAACAACGATAACGTCAGAACCTGCTCCAAAGTCAATCTTCACATTAGATGGAATCCAAACAGGAGTTGAATCAGGAATATCATCATCATCAAATCCATAAGATGCATCTAGTGGTTCAATCCACATTACACGGTTTCCCGTCTTTTCATTAACTGTGAGGTTTTGACTTGTAACAATACCGTCAGTAACAATCAAACGTGTTCCCTGCTTTTGGCTAATCATTTCATGGAATGATTCAAGTTCCATCAAATCACCCAAATATTCAGCCATACATTCAACCAATAATGTTTCAACATCTTGACCCGAAGTATCTACATAACGTGGGTCTTCTTCATCAAGATTACCCAAAGCGGTTAGGCTTTGTAGTGTCTTGTTTTGAATACCATAAATGGCATTACGCTCGTCGTTAAAGATACCATATAGGGTAAGCCATTCAAATGTATTAGCCTTGAAATTCTTAGCCGCATCATTCTTCAATTGCAAAGTCCACAATTGGTAATCTTCTCCTTCCTTAGCACCAACAAAATGCGCTCTCAATTCTTTAGGAAGAGGACGACCATAATTCTTATTCTTATCACCACTAGCCCAAGTCTTCACAGCATCAACAGGAACAATCCATGTATTTTCGCTAACTTCAATAGCGGCATCTGGTAATCCACCAATAGTCTTTGTTTGCCATTCTCCGTTTAATACTTGAGTCTTGACATACTTATCATCTTCAATAACAACCTCAGCAACAATTTCATCATTTAGGGCTTGAGAAGAATCTGAGCGATATTTGCTCAATACATTCTTACGTCGCCATTCCATAATATCCCGTGTTGGTTCAATTGCAACAAAGAAACCATGACCATGATTACCATAGCCTGTTGATGTGGAAGAACGGTTTGAGGACAATACCCCACGCACATGGTTTCTAACCAAAGTTAGTGCAACCAATTGCTGTCGTTCTTCGCTAACATCAATTCCATTCGCTGATGCAATTTCGTTATACTTGTTCACCATTTCGTTTTCTTCAATCTGGAGTCTGTTTGCAAGACCCTTCAATTCTTTTTCTACTCTTTCAATCATTTTTTTTCACCTTTTTTGTTTTTGTTTGTTCATTGTTTTATACTTGCCACGAACCATGCCACCAAAACTTTCGGAGTTACACTTCTGCTTCTCCATTCTGTTTCTCCTACTAGGGCTACTACCTTAAACTTAGTGCTAGGTGGTAAATCCATATCTAATACAGATTGTAGGAGTTTATTGCATATATCCTTTACAGAATGTCCTGCCGTTACAAGACGGTTTAGGAAATCCAAAGATTCCCCATGCTTGTCATCTAAAGCATTCTGAATACATAATTTGTAAGGGACGATGTTTTCTCGATGCAAATTCTTTGGTGTTTTGCCAGAATAAATACACGCTTGTAATTCATTGATTGCTCGTCGCATATCGCCTCCAGAAATCTCCACCAAAGTTTCAACATCTTCCAACGCCATCATCACATCATTTTTCTTCGCTATTTCTAACAGCATATCTTCAACGATATAACTGTTAATTGGTTCAAAGAAATAGTTTGCACAACGACTTCTCAAAGCCTCGTCTACTCCATAAACATCGTTGCAGGTAATAATAAATCGAACATTGGTTGCCCGTTCCATTGTTCTCTTCAACGCTCTTTGTGAATCTCTTGTCATGCCTTCAATTTCGTCCAACAAAACAATCTTGATTTTGTTATCAGAAACTGAACCATAATTAACAAAGTTTGTAATAGTTTGTCTAACTGTTTCTAGTTTCCTATCTTGACTGGCGTTAATCTCCAAGAAATCAGCGTCTTTGTCATCGCCTAAAAATTCATTACCGATAACATGACTCGCTGTTGTCTTTCCTGTTCCAGGTCTTCCTGCTAATAATAGATTAGGGAAGTCGCCTTTGTTTTTCCATGTACGGGCATCTTCAGTAAATTTAGTCTGCCCTACAATCTCTTCAATCCTTTTTGGTCTATATTTTTCTGTCCAATTCATTTTCTTCATCTCCTTTCAATACCCCTTTTCCTTTACAAGCGGGGCAACTCATTTCGATAGCCATTCCTGAGCCATCACAGTAATTGCATTTTTTCATCCTTAACACCAATAATGCAATCAGCCGTCATCACATAACTAGCCACACTAACTGCGGCTTTTAGTGAAGACTTTACTACATCAACAGGGTCAATAATTTGCCCTGATATAATCCAATCTCTACTTCTCCCATCATACTGATAACCTGCCTTTAGGTTATCCAATACAAGTTCAGGCTTAACAGTTTGACCCGTTAAATTGTAATATAGTTTGTTAAACACGGAACGACACGCTACAATAAATGCCTTAGTAATTTCATCACTATCAAACATAAGAGCCGATACTCCGTAAAGAGCAAGTCCACTACCTAAAACAACTCCATTGTTTAAAGCGGCTCTAGTAGCATTTAGACAATCATCAATTCTATCCATTTTATTTCTAATTTCTTGTTCAGAAAGTCCGTGAATATAAATAACTGCACCGCTTCCTTTAATTCTAGAAATTCTATCTAGATATTTCTTTTGATAAAATTCGTTGTCAGTTAAATTCATGTCTTCTTCAATTGCGTTTAGTCTTTTCTCTATCAATTTGTCATCCTTTTCAAAGTCTACAAATGTTGAATAATCTTCTGTTACGGTGGCAACTCCACAAGTTCCCATATCTTCTAGAGATACATTCTCTAACTTCATATTCAAACCTGTATCGAAAAAGTTTCCACCCGTTAATGTAGCCAAG